ATAATCATCATTAGTTAAAAATACGTAACCACTCATCATATTGAAAGCTACTCTCACTCCTGTTAACTCAAAATCATCAGGGGTTTTTTTGTCGTTAAGTGCTTGGATTAAATCTTTAGCTATTGCTTTTTCTCTATATCCAAACTTGCCATAGTCTTCTGTATAATATTCTGTCATTTTTTACCTCGTTGTTGTTGTTAATCAATATATTCAAAGCCATTAGATTTAGCTGTTTCAAGAAACTTAACTATAGCTTTACATTCTTCTTCTGTATATCCGTCCATTCCTGTTTCAAAGTCTTGTATTTCTTCTTCTATTAATCTCATTATTTATCTCCGTTGTTATCGTTAATTATTGCCTATGTCATACTATATTTCAAGTACAACATAAGCAATTAGTTTCTTTTATTTCTCGGACTGTTTAACCGTGCCTTGATTTGTGGTTACTTCTTACCTACAGATTACTGTTCCCCTTAGTTCACTCACGTTTCCTAACTGGATGGTATCTTCATCCGTGGCTACCCATTGCCACACAACCAAGAATATTGCCCCGAGGTGCCTCTGTGTTCCTCTATCTAAGCATGAAGTGTTGGTCTCTTACATCCCTCTACTTCCCAAGCTATCCCACCGTTTCCCAAGAGGTCGGTGCCTTGTCGGTACCAGTTGCTACTTACTCATCTTTAGTAGTTGGTCTTTCATCCCCGAGGTATTTTACTTCTCGGTTAACCTCTATGCTTAAAAGAATATCAGGTTCTACAAAGAATTCAAGCAGAACATAGAAAAAAACCAAAAAAAAACACAATTAAATTTCTTGACATTCAACCAATAATAGACTAGGTAGAACATAAGATATTACTAATATACTAAATTGCCCGTTAAACCGTCTTAAATAGCCCATAATAAGACAATAAATAATATGATGTCCTACTATTAAAACTTCATTTAAATGCGATAACAAGCAATATACGAAGACACTAAATGAGAACGATTACCAAGATTATACGAACATTATAATTTTAGATTTTGCCCCAACCAACCGTTAAAGAATCCTATAGATAATATACTAAATAGACTAATATAATTTTAGTCATTTAGAATCATTCTAAAAACATTTAGATGCTATCAATAAACGTCTTTTCTAGCACACCCACCTTAGAAATATTTTTAGAACCATTCTAAGAACTATTCCTATTTACTAATGATTATTAGAACCATTCTAAGTTGATAATGAGAATTAGAATCATTCTAAATCTTCAGGATACCCCTCAACCCCCTTGGTGCGTGCAGTTATATATATATCTCCCATTCATATTCTCTTGGCAATATCCATTAGTAGAACATTTGTATACAATGTCCTGAATTAAATGCTCTGTATTTATTTCCAAAATATACCTTTGACATATTCTACTAAGTGTTAGATAATGAACTCGGATTATTATGTCTACAGAACAAGAAAGAATCGAGGAGATAATATCCACTCTCAGAAAGCGCCAAGAAGAAAATAGACTTAACTATTACAAGCCCTACCGATTTCAACTAAACTTCCACGAAACTGGAGTAGATGCTAACCAACGATTGTTGATGGCTGCGAATAGGGTAGGTAAATCATTTGTGGGCGCTATGGAAATGGCAATACATTTGACAGGACTATATCCTGAGTGGTGGGTAGGAAAGAAATACAAAGAGCCGATTAGGGCATGGGTTTGTGGTGCGTCTAATGAAACAACCCGTGATATTTGTCAAAGAGAATTATTTGGGCAACCCGACAACCCAAGAGATAAAGGCAAAGGTAGTATACCCAAGCATCTCATTGGTGAAACCACAAGGAAACCTGGAGTGCCAAATGCACATTCGTCAGTCCTTGTTAAACATAGTTCAGGTGGGTGGTCGAGAGTTGCCTTTAAAGCATACGAGATGGGCGCTGAAAAATTTATGGGAGAGAGTATCGACTTGGTATGGCTCGATGAGGAACCACCACAAGATATCTACTCTCAATGTGTTACACGTACTCTAGATAAGCAAGGAATGGTCTATATGACCTTTACTCCTGAGTCAGGGGTTACTGAGGTAGTACAAAGTTTTACAAGCGATTTAAAGCCAGGACAGGCGCTTATAACAGCAGGATGGGAAGACGCAGAACATCTAACTGATAAAATGAAAGAACAGATTCTACAAGCATTACCTCCTCATGAGAGAGACATGAGAAGTAAGGGAATACCTACCATTGGTAGTGGATTAGTATTTCCGATATTAGAAGACAATTTGACCTGTGAACCATTTACCATTCCGTCTCACTACCCCCGTATCGCAGGTCTCGATTTTGGTTATGACCACCCAACAGCAGTTGTATGGGTAGCATGGGATAGAGATGAGGATATCGTCTATATCTATGATATATACCGTATGTCTAAACAAACTCCTGATTACCATGCAACACATATCAATGAACGAGAGGGAAGTCATTACATACCGATAGCATTTCCTCATGATGGATACCAACATGATAAGGGAAGTGGTGTAACATTAGCTGAACATTACAGACAAGCTAATGTCAACATGCTACCATTTCATTTTGAAAACCCACCTGCATTAGGTGAGAAGAAAGGTGGCAACAGTGTAGAAGCAGGACTTATGGAAATGCTTTCACGCATGGAACAGGGTAAGTTTAAAGTATTCAATACCTGTTATGATTGGTTTGAAGAATTTAGACTCTATCATCGTAAAGATGGTAAGGTCGTTAAACTTAAGGACGACTTAATGTCTGCAACACGATATGCAGTCATGAGTTTAAGATACGCAACAACAGAGACTTCTAAGTGGAATAGCAAAGGAAGACTCGGACCAAAGGTCGCAATAGTATAGGAGATAACAATGTCAGAATGGTTAAAAAGATTAATGACCAATCCAAAAGGTGCTGCTGTAAAACAAAGAGCAGAACTTAAAAATGTAGCAGGTGCAGGTGCTTATAAAAAATTAATGGATGCTGCAAATAAATCTGCTAAAACAAAAGCAGTTAAAGCATTAAAATCACAAGGTGGTAGTCAAGCTAAAAAAACTAATCAACCTAAATCTAAAACAAAAGCAATGCAAGAGTATTTGAATAGAATGAAAAAGACTCACAAAAAGCACGGTATCAAAACTTCAAGGAAAAAAGGATATTCTATTTAGGAGACATCATGTTAGGATTAAAACTTTTAGAAAAGGCAGGGGGATTACCTACTGCAAAAATATTAAAAACAGGTGGTAAATACGCAGGTGAATTGCCATTGGCACAAGCAGCTAAAAAAGCTAACATGCCTATTTATGAAATGTTTAAAAAAAGATATGGATAACGTAATAGCATCACCTACACAAATGGCATATAAGCTAAGAGACTTAGAAAATCAAGTAGCTGAGTTGCAAGAAGAATTAAAAAAACTAAAGGAATCAAATGGCAAAAAAACCAAGAAAGATAAGTGACAATGAACTGTCGGCACAATTAGATTCAGAGATTCAAGGAGCAACTGGGTACGCAAATACTGAGCTATCTAATCAAAGAGAAGAAGCAATGCAGTATTATTTGGGTGAGCCATTTGGTAATGAGATTGATGGTCGTTCTGAAATTGTAACTACTGATGTCAGAGATACAGTTGAATACATTATGCCATCATTAATGCGTATATTTACTACTCACAACAACATAGCTGAATTCGAGCCACAAGGTCCAGAAGACGTTGAAATGGCAGAGCAAGCTACCAACTACTGCAACTATGTATTTAATCGCCAAAATAACGGCTTTAAGGTCCTCTATGATGCTTTTAAAGATGCACTTATAAGCAAGACTGGAATCATTAAACATTACTGGGAGCAAAAAGAAGACATCCATACAGAGACTTATACCAATCTAACTGAGATAGAATACCAATCTATACTAGCAAATGATGATTATGAGGTTATTGAACACACAGAAACCGTAGTTCAGAAAAAAGTTGTTGATGATTTTGGTACATTGATTAGCCCTGAAGTCGTAGAGCATGATGTTAAAGCTAAATGTTACAAAGGATATGGACAAGTCAGGGTAGTATCTGTACCACCTGAAGAATTTTTAGTATCACGCAGAGCAACATCACTAGAAGATGCAGACTTTGTGTGTCATAGAGTTAAGAAATCTGTAAGTGATTTAATCAAAGAGGGTTATGACCCAAACATTGTAAATGATTTGCCAGGATACGCACAATCAGAAGCAGAATTAAACGAAGAAAGATTAGCACGATTTAGCTATGATGATGATTCCGTTCCACCATCCGAGGGTAAAGGGGCAAATAAAAAGGTTTGGATAGACGAATGTTACATGAGAATCGACTATGATGGAGATGGTGTAGCAGAACTAAGAAAGATTACTAAAGGTGGACAATACATCTTAGATAATGAAGAAATCGACATGATTCCTTTCTCAGCTATCTGTCCTATGCCTATACCACACAAGTTTTATGGCATGTCTATAGCTGATACTGTCAAAGATATCCAACTCATTAAGTCAACTATCATGCGTAACTTGTTAGATAACATGTATCTAACCAATAATGCACGATATGCTGTACTTGCA